TGATTGATGTTAATGTTACACCATCTAAAAACATTTCACACGCGCCCGCCGTTGCCTCGCCATCATGCGTCAGTACAAAATCATAAACTTGGCCCGCCGTCATACTTAGATAATTAGAGTTTCCGTTTATTCTATTTCCACCCTTCCAATCATTGACTTGCGCGGTAATTGATCCGCCTGTATTCCACCATGTAACGATCCGACCTGATCCATTGGCGTTTGATGTGCCAGCACTAATTTTAAACATGGATCTTAAACCGCCCGGGTTGCCACTCCACAATGGTTGAAATCTCCAAAGAATTGAAATTTTACCGTTTGTTGGTAAATTTTCTCTCGCGTTATATCCTGCAAACCTAAAACCAGTTGTACTTGGAAATTCAATTGTTTTACCGCCAATAACGCCGGTTGTTGCATCATCAATAACCCTTGGAAGGATATTCACATTACTTGCAAGCACCGGACTTTTTTCTGCACTACTGTGATACGCGTCTAAATCATCGCCCCTTACTGAAAATACAACTCCCATATTATTTTCCTTTTAACATAAAGCCTAACGTAATTTTACCAATGCCATCCATTGCTTTATTTGATAACCACATAAACGGCCTTGGTTTTCCATTACTGGTTGATTTACCAGCATCATGATGTGCGGCATAAGGAAAACCCTTACTTGTCTTTGCTGGATTAAACCATAAAATTCCATTTGAAATTTTTCTATGATTTTTCATTAAAAAAGATTGCCTCAACCGTCCGTTGTCTTGCAATATTTTATTACCGCCTCGACCTCTTTTTTCCATGTGTTTAGCATACATGCGCGTCCAGTTTCCCCACGGTGATTTCGTCCCCATTTCTTTAGCAAAATGATCCATCACATCATTAAAGACCGGAATACTCAAGGCCTTCATATAATTCTTTTTTCTATTGCCAACATCTTTTGAATTATCGGCAAGCTCATCAAAAAACTTTTCTGCTTTTTTACTTTGAAAGGTTGCGGCCTGTTTAACCATACTAACCCCTTTCGGAACTTATATCTGTTAATTTATCGGGATCAACTTTCCAATTCAACGGATCATCTTCATTGAATGTTGATTCATAATCATCTGAATTTGTATATACAGCAAACGAACTATTAGACATTTCTAAAACAATAGATCCGGCAGTATCAAAAAGATCAACCTTACTATCTCTAATATCTTCTAAGTTTGCTATTGCTTTTTTTAAATATCTATCGGCACGTACGTATGCATCCTCACCACCTCTTGCCATATCCTCATACATTCGGCCCATACCATACCACTCTGAAATGGTTCTAATTACCGGCGGTATATTCGCAAATATATCAAATGGTGATGATGATAAATCATATCGTTTAGATAAATATTTATTTATTTCATTTGTTGATTCATCTAAAACGGCAGTAGCTAAACTAGTTGTTAGTGTATCAAAGTTTGTACCAATCATCTTGGTTTGCAAGCTTGTAAATGTCGCGTATAAACCCATTATCTAACTAGGCCTTGTTTTTTAAGTTTTGCCAATTCACCAGCGTGCTTTGTAGCATTGCCGATATATTTACTATAAACATTTCCATTTATAGAACTTTTTGTTTTCTGTATGATTTTATTATTTCTAACCTCATACCACATTTCATTCTTTGCATCTTTTTTTGCTTTTTTAGCTTTTTTTGATTGCTTATCTAGTTTAACTATATGTTCGGCTTTTTCGGTTTCCATAATTTCCTCATTGTTTGATTAATAAAAAGGGCCAGTAAAATTAAATAATATACTGGCCCCCTTATAATCGTCAAATGATTAATATACGTTACTAATTAAATAACCTGTTAGGCTTGCAATAACCTTTGCTTGATATTGCTCCTCAACCTCAATCCACTCTGCATCGGTATCTTCATCATACCATTTTTTAACTCTCGGCTTTGCCTTTTGAAAAATTGCGCCTGTTGATGGTGCTTTTTTCGTTAGGTTGCCCGGGTTATAACTTAAGAATGCATTGTCTCCCCACATTGGCCCGATAACTTCTGTAAGACCCTCGGCAGAACTGTCAATCTGTGCCTTGGATACAAGAATTTTATCAACCTCAAATAATGCGGCAAGCATATCAACAGTAATATCAGCACTTGTGTATTTAGTTCTATCAAGAATAGATACATGAGCTTTAAGATTTTTCAATGTTGATCTATTGAAAGCCATTCTGTTTGGTTCGTAACCTGATTCATGAAGTACTGTAATTAATCCCGTTTCAACTACCGGTAAAGGATTTGATAGAGTTGTGTTCTCATCCCACTTGGTAGTTGCAGTTAGGCTAACTTCTAGAGAAAAAGATGTTTTCGTCATTAATTCAAAAACAGATCTTTCACGTCTACGTAGAATCTTATCACTCAACATTTCTGTTGTATCAGCCCTAAGATCTGCGGCCTCATATCCATCAACCTTATCTTGATCGTTCCAATCTTTTAAGGCATGTCTTTCAAGTGTATAAGATCCAGTTGTTACCGCAAATTGTGCTTGTCTTGCACTCGCACCACCGGCACGTTTTGTTTGGGGTAATCTGAAATCTCTTGTATAAATTCTATATTTATCACTCTCTTGCATTACTGGTGCTGGTGAAAAAATTTCATCAGCGATAAAATCTGCCGATCTATATTTAACTGCAACGTTTTGCAATAAAACATCTTCTCGTCCCGTTCCTCGATTTGGCATAACTACTCCTTATGAATCTTGAGAGATAAATTGAGGGTTAATAATAACTTGCGCAACGGTTCCGGTAGTATCTACCTTATCGCCCGAAAGTTGACCTATACACCAAGCGGCAATTGTTGCTGGTGTGAATGGAATTGCTCTGCCCGCGGAATCTGCCCCGACCAAACCTCGTGCCGTTACTGAATCGTTAAATAACAATTTTGCAATTCCGTTGCTCTGTACTGGCAAAGCTTGATTTGTATCGATTACTGTATCGATGGATATGCCGACAACTGGTGTTGCGGTTGATGTTGGATAAAATGCACCCTCACCAGATACCGCAATAATTCTTTGCGATGCAAGCGTTGCAGCAACATCATATGATTCTATATTTGCTCCCATAAAAAAACTCCTTATTTTTTATTTGCTCATTACTATTCTGTACGCTTCATTAAACTCAACTTTGTTTTCATCAGCATACTTGTTAATCTCAACCAATTTAGCATCAACACTATCTACAACTTTTTTATCGCCTTCCTCTGAATCTTCGTCTAGATTAACGTCGGATGCGCCTTTAAGTGAAAATAATTCTTTGATTATTTCTTTATTGGTAAAAACTTTTTCATCTTTTTTATATTCTTTTTTATCATCAATCAAAGCAAACACTAGTGGTTGCATTGCTGGTGAAATTTCCAAACCATCAATAAATGCTTGATTTTCAGTTTCTAATTGTTTAGCTAAAAGCTCAACTTTTTCTTTTTCTGCGTTCTCTTTATATTCTTTAAGTTCTGCAACCTCTTTTTCGGATTCGATCTTATCGGCATCAACTTGCTCTTTATATTCTTTAAGCTCAACTTCTTTTGCTGCAAAGTTTTCTTTCACTTCATTTAGTTCTTTTTCTAATTCCATGTTATCCTCTCCGTGGTTAATGTCGTATTTCTTTGTTTCAAAATCATCGCTATAATTTTTAATTGTATCATAATCTTTTAATCCATACAATGCAAGTATGTCATTTAGATTTTGAACCGCTGGCATATTCGCACCAAGTAATGCAATTGCACTCATCATCCTTTTATATTTTTTACCATTGAAAGTTATATTCCAATATATTTCTGATGATACTTTTCGATATGCCTTGTTACTTAATAGTTGATAAATCTTATCTGGTATGTCAACAAAGTCGGCAATTAACTTTTCGCCTTGCCTATAAAGTTTTCCAACCCAACCAGCGGCCGGCAAACCCTCGGCAGCAAGTAGTGTTTGCTCGTCATTGTGACCTAATTTTAAATGTGGTTTAACTTGCTCACTTGTTTCATTAAAGGCCATAATCATTTCATCAATATCGTCGATGGTATACTTATCACCATTCCAAACGCCAGCACTAAAAACCTCAACACCTTTAATTTCTTTCATAATCATATTCCTATGGTTTAATTGCAAATTCAAAACATGTGCTAACTCTATTGTTGGCACTTAATGATGTGTATTTGATTAAATATTTAGTGTTAGTTTTCAACATTATTTCATCTTCTCTTTGAGTTATCCCGCCGGAATCACCGAGAGGATTTGTGCCATCAGTACCAACAACATTAACAACTAGCCGATCCGATCCGGTTGTTGAAACCGTTGCAGATGAAAAAAGCGTTACGCCCGAAACATTTGCGCTGCCCCTATTCATGTTATAAATATTTAATGCCGTTGTTGCCGTCGCATCTGGCCCCTCATATAATTCAAGCAATCCATTTAGTGATGATCTACATGTAAAATTTAAATGCACGTTATCACTAACATTTGGGGTAATAAATAAATATGTCATTGATGTGCTTGCCGCAAGTGTTACCATGTCTTGTGCTGTATAATGACAACCGGCGTGTATTCCGTAAATGTGACAATCGGTTACAACTGTACCAACACCCTCATCAATTGTTGGTGCTCCATAAATATAGTTTTCATATCCCATAATTTAGCCAATTCGGTACGCGACCCTATCATGTCCATTTCTAGGTGGAAATCTGCCGCTGTTAATCTAATTACTTTATTATTATATGTATCATCGCCATGTGATCCAGTTCTTGTCAGTGAGCACAATAAAATGGATGATATTCCACCTTGTGTTGCCGATGGCGATATATCGGCAATGTCTGCATAGGTGTGCTTATCTGTAACTTCTGGTGTTGCTAATATTTTTGTAACAGTTGTCTCGCCCGGCATTGCCTCACTTATATTTGCCCATGAATATGTAAAAACCCACCTAGCATTGCCGGCGGTGTTGTCCTCTGGTACATAATGAATATGGAAATCAATGTCAGATCCAACTTTTATTTTATGTGATAATTGCGCGGTAAAATAAATTGTATTATCAGCACTGCCAGAAAATTCCAACACTTGACCGCCTTTATATGCTGCCCATGATGGCGCGCCCGACGGTGGCAGTCTAACTGATGAAATATTAACTTGTTGATCATCCCAAACGGTTGCATCACCCTTCATTGTAATTGTGCCATCTGCTTCAAACTCTGTATAATCACCGCTGGCAATATCGCCTTTTTTATTTCGTCCATATAAATACTGCTCATATCCCATTATTTAATCCTTTGCTATGTGCGCATCTAGTTTTGTTTCAATTCTATCCAATGCGTTTAGTATAACATCGAAATGATCACGGTCTATATAAGTTTTTTGCATATAAGCAAATCCCGCAACCGAATATACCAATATAGATATAATAACTATTGAAATTTCTTTTTTCATTTCTTAGAAAATCCCTTGCCTTTATTGTCTTCTATAAAGGTATCAATGTTTTTCTTGCCAACTTTTTTATCTGGTGTGAAATCCTCAAAGATAGTAATTGGTAATAATACCGATCGGCAATTGAAATGTAGAGGGGGAATCGGTTCTGTACCTTTTTTAAATTTCTTACCATGTAACCCGCTGCATATTTCTGATGTTCTACCATCCATAACGGCACTAAACTCATAACCATCAACAACTTTTTGGCCATCAACCTCTATTGAATCAAAAAACTCTAATCGACCCTTGTTAAATGTTTCGGTTATTTTTGTACGTGCATAACGCTCGATTCTAACGGCCAAACTCTCCTCGGTTTCGGATAAAAAGCCTATCACGTCCGGCAAATTCTTACCGTCTTTGATGGCCTCTCGAATTGCAATTTTAGCTTGCGAATCTGCATAAAAGGCCCACTCGCCAATTGCATCAAAGTTTTCTTGCTCTAAAAAGGCCAGAAACTCCTCACTTGGCAATGCCTCTGCAAACTCACGTTTCATCAACTCGGATTGCGCCATCTTCTTACCGTTGGTAAAATTTTCTCTAAGATTCCCATTAAGTATAATTTTTAATTTCTTAAGATTTTTGATCTTGAGTTTTTCCATTCGCTCAGGATGGCCTTGCAGTATTTTTTTCTTATCTATTTGATCTATTAAATCATTAATCATAAATTTGATAACTGGTTTTACCTCAAACATAACATCATTCAAAGATGTGTCCATTATCATTTCGGCCTTTTTAATATCGAAATCACGACCGGTTGACTTGAATGGTTTATTAATGGCAAAGTCTTTTTTATCCTCTAATTTTTCCTTATCGACCGGCTTAACATCTGGTTTAACGTCCGGTTTATCTTTTTTATCTTTTGACTCAACGTCTATTGGTTCAATTATTTCCTCTGGTTCTTGTACAACATTTGCAACAACCTCACC